CACGTTCCTCAAAATATAGCTGAATCTTTTTTCACTTCTGTTTATCCTACAATTTCTTCTGGTGAATCAACCAAGGTACTTATTGTTTCAACTCCACTTGGTATGAATATGTTTTATAAGATGTGGATAGAAGCAGAAGAAGGTAGAAATGATTATGTTCCAATCGAGGTTCATTGGTCAGATATGCCGGGAAGAGATTTGAAGTGGAAAGAGGAAACAATACGTAATACTTCTGAAGTACAGTTTACCCAAGAGTTTGAATGTGAGTTTGTTGGATCAACATATACACTAATTGCTCCATCAAAACTTAGATCAATGGTATTTAAGACTCCTTTACATATTAACAATAATTTATCTGTATATGAGGAACCAATTAAAAATCATACATATGCATTAGTAGCAGATACTTCACAAGGAAAAGGTGTAGATTATTCTGCTCTTGTAGTATTTGATGTTTCTGAAATGCCCTATACACAAGTAGCGGTGTTTAGAGATAATACTATTTCACCGTTGTTATATCCAAACGTAATTCATAATGTAGGTAATAAATATAATCAAGCGCATGTTTTAATTGAAGTTAATGATATTGGTTCTCAAGTAGCAGATACACTTCATTATGATTTAGAGTATGAAAATATAATGATTGTTACTATGAGAGGTAGAGCAGGACAACAAATAGGCGGTGGATTTGCAAAGAACATTCAATTGGGAATAAGAACAAGTAAACAAATTAAGAGAATAGGATGTGCCGCATTAAAAGATTTGATAGAACAAGACCAATTAATCATTCCAGATTTTGAAACGATTAAAGAACTTACAACTTTTGCTTTAACAAATAATACGTATCAAGCGGAAGAAGGCGCACATGATGATCTAGCAATGACATTGGTAATATTTTCATGGTTAGTTCAACAACGATATTTCAAGGAGTTAACAAATATGGATGTACGAAAAAAAATGTGGGAAGATCAAATGGAAACTTTAGAACAAGATATGTTGCCGTTTGGAATTATAGATGATGGTATGGCACAAGAAACTGTTGTAGATACTGAAGGTCAATCTTGGGATGTAGTAGATGATAATGCAAGACGATTATATACTTAGATAAATACCAGAGAAAACTTTAAGGAATAAAAAATGGCAGATTTAATAATTAAACCCGCGGCGGGAGCCGGTAATAAATTAGTTCTACAGAAGCAAGACGGTTCTACATGGATAGATACCGATTCCATTATCGGTGCTCCTGAAGGAACTGCTGTTTTATCAACAGGTGAAACTGGAGGAACAAAGTTTTTAAGAGAAGATGGAGATAATTCCTCAAGTTGGCAAACAGTTGGAGACCATACTCCAGAAGGAACAGCAATCCTATCAACAGGTGAAACTGGAGGAACTAAGTTTCTGAGGGAGGATGGAGATAACTCTTCAAGTTGGCAAACAGTTGATATGGGTGCATTAGGATCAGGATCAACAATTACCTTGAATGGTGGTATAGTTGAAAAAATAGGAACTGGTTCTATATCTGGAACAACCGCGTCTGCCGATTTAGCAACTGGTAACTTTTTTGTGTGGGATTTACAAAATGCATCAGGTACCGTTGGAACTTATTCATTTACTAATGTTCATGCTACGGCAAATTATTTATCCAATTTTATTGTAAAAGTCATCCAAGGTTCTACAGATAGAGATTTTAATTTCTTGGGATCGGGTCCAGATTGGTGGTGGGCAGGTCAAACTCCCCCTACCATGACTACAGGAAACGATGCGATAGATGTCTATTCGTTTACATCATGGGATAATGGAACCAGCTGGTATGGTGCTATTGTAGGACAAGATATGCAGAAAACTTAATAAAGGATATAACATTATGTTAGTAAGACATCACAGAGGTCTACATGTTGGTGTAGAAGCGCAATGGTATGGCGGTAGAGGATTATTTTTTGGTGGTGATGTAGGACAGGGATGGAACAGTAGCGTACAACAGGTATTCATAGATTACATAACTATACAAACAACAGGCAATGCAACTAATTTTGGTAATTTAACCCATTCTAGGGGCATGAAGGGAATGAGTGGAACTTCAGATGGTACTAGAGGATTGATGATGGGCGGTGGCCCACAGTCCTATGGTCAAGGTGATAAGACTATAGATTATGTAACTATAGCAACAACAGGCAATGCAACTAATTTTGGTAATATGACTGTTGCAAGAGACAAATATTGTTCTGGTGCCTGTTCGGATGGTACATTAGGTGTAATGGCTGGAGGACAGGATCGAACTGGAAGTAACGACTCAGGACAAGGTACTAATAATGTTGAACTGGAAGTTATTGATTATGTAACTATAGCAACAACGGGCAACGCAACAGATTTTGGTAATTTAACTGCTGGTCGAAGTTTTGGTGCCGCGGCAGCCAGTGATGGTATCTACGGTATTTTTGCTGGAGGATATGGTCAATTTAATAACTATTATACTGATATAATGGATTATATAACTATAGCAACAACAGGCAATGCAACTAATTTTGGTGATTTAACGAGTGAGAAGTGTCAAACTTCTGGAACTGGAGATGCAACTAGATATATATTTGCCGGTGGCAAGGGCAATTATGGATCAACTATCTTTAAACAAATTGATTATGGAAATTTTGCTACACCGGCAAACGCATCCGATTTTGGTGATCTAACGACTACTGGTGGTCTTGAACCAGAGCTGGGTGACGGTGGTTCGTTTTCTCCTGGTGCCGTTACAGATTTAAGCAGAGCCTGTTTTGGAGGGTCACACGGCGAGACTTCAAATGGGTGGTATGATAGCAACCACATAGATTATATAACTATAGCAACAACAGGCAATGCAACTGACTTCGGAACCATGACTCACAGTACTTATGACCATGGTAAACACGGTGGTTGTGCAGGAGGTTAAAATTTGATTATATGAAAAAATATGAAAAAAAATGAATTAGTATTACAGGATGAACTTATTAGTTGGTGTGATAATTCAGCATTGGTAAAAAAAGTTATTGCAAGTTTGCCGGAACTGAATTTACAGACCAGAATGTTTGATAGAACTAATAGTCAAGCAACTATAACGATGATGACTTTGACAATGTTAAATGGTCAATCACCTTATAGGATGTTAAGACAAATTTTAGCTGAAGTAGAAAAACGAAAAACGGCATTATATGATGCACATTTAACTCATGCTAAATTAGAATTAAAAATTGCAAAATTAGAAGAAAAAGAAGACCGTACAAAAATCGATACTGCAAAACTTATATTATTAAAAAATAATATTGAAACCCTTCAAAATAAAGCAAATGGTAGTATGAAAGATATTGCTATTCTTGCCGATGCATATGATTCAATAAAAGAGAAAAATAATATTGATCAATGGGATGAAGAATCTTTTGAAAATGAAGAAAAAGCACACCATATTCGTAGAGGTTTTGAAATGTTATATCGAAATTTAATTGAATATAATCATGGCAAGGAAGCTACATTAGAATATTTACAGCAATTTGGTGTTCATATTCAACTTGCTTTAATTGAAGTTGGTAATTATATTAATGAAGTGGAAGATTTAATAAGACATGATACAAAGTTAACCTCATTACATTTAGAAGAATTTTTGGATGAAATGCGCGATAAATATGTAAACCATGCCGATGAAGTTAGTGAAAGATTATTTAATAAAAGATCGATGACTAATAAAGAATATATGACACGTTTTAAAAGACAACAAAAGGAGGATCGATAAATGGCATATTCTGATGATGAAAGATCATCCTTCAGACTTGTACCTATTCAAGCTAACATAAATAAGATAGAACTTGCAGAACCTACAGTAGCAGGATATCAAAAAATATTAGATTTAATAGAGGATCTAGAATATGATTGGGTTAATCGTACACAAACGATGACAGATAAACTCAATGTATTAAAAGAAACATATACAACAAAAAAGAATACCCTTTAATATATTATGATTGTTTATTTTTTGGCTGGCTTACCTAGGTCGGGCATAACTTTACTCGGCTCAATATTAAATCAAAATCCGAATATTTATGTAGGGCCTACATCACCGATACTTGAAATTTTAATAGGAATGGATCGTGTTCTTAAACAGAGTCTTACGTTTCAAGCATTTCCAAATGACCAATTTACTACAAATATGGCTTCTAGGCTTTTTAATGATTGGTATTCTGATAATGATAGTCAAATTATTATAGATAAAAATAGAGGTTGGACAGGTATGCTCCAGGCCGCAGAAATGATTACGGAAAATGTAAAAATTATTTGTCCTGTTCGTTCCGTTGCAGATATTCTTTCATCATGGATTATGTTAAATAGAAAATCAAAATCTTTAACGTTTGTTGATCATGCAGTAACGCAAAGAGGTTGGAGACTTACTGATGAAAATAGATGTATGTATTTTATGGATTTACAATCAGGATCAGTTAAACAATCATTAAATTCTTTAGCAAAAATATATGTCGAAAAACGAATGGATGTGGTGCATCTTGTAGAGTATGAGGACTTAATTAATAAAACTGAAGAGTCTATAAAGGCAATTTATAAATTTTTAGGAATTGCTGAATATAAACATCAATATACTAATATAAAAAATAAACATCGCGAAAATGATGAGATATATGGTATGAAGGATTTACATAAAGTTAGAAAAACCATATCAAAAAGTAATAATGATCCTGAAAGAGTTTTAGGTAAAAAAATTATAGAAAAATATAGCGGGCTAGAGTTCTGGAGAACTTGAAAAAGGATCTATATCCGCAAAATTAACTTCAGTAGGTGGGTTGTTTATTTCTGTTATTAAATCTTCAATTTTATTAGATAGATCAGGTCTTTCCTTTTTCAATCTGTTTAAAAAACTTAGAGAACCAGTAATCAATTGTTCGGGTCGGATAGATAATCTTTTTCCTATTTTTCTTTTATCGGATACTTCAAGATGTTTAGGATTTACACAGGATGGATTGAAGCAAGTTTGAGTTACTACTTCACTAGGTGTTAATTCACCTCGTACTCCAGAATTTGATGAGAAATTACCATACATCATAAACGCATATCTACTTGCTGGTATAGTTTTTCCCATTACAGAAAACATACCATGACCTGTTCTATTTTTAGAAGCAAGCCAAATATGACATTTTGTATTTGTTTCAGAACGGTCAACTTTTTTAAGAAATCGTTCTTGTATATTTTTATGATTTATTAATTTATCTTTTGTCATTGGACTTTCTGTATATTTATGATAACACTTAATATTTATCATTTTAGAGAACTGTAAAATAATAAATAACTGTAATATGGCAATTCACCATAACTAAGAACACACATATATCTAGGAGATAAAAGATGCCTTTTACAATTAGTCCGGGCGTTGTAACCAAAGAAATTGATTTAACTACTGTTGTACCTGAAGTCTCAATGACAGAAGGAGCAATTGCAGGGCCTTTTAAGTGGGGACCAGCATATGAACGAACAATAGTAACAAATGAGCAACAATTAGCAGGTATCTTTGGCAAACCCGATGCAGACACATACAAAAACTTTTTTACTGCCGCAAGCTATCTCGCATATTCTGCGAATCTTAAAGTAGTACGTACACCTAATACGAGTGACGCAAAAAATGCAACAATGGACTCAGCAAATACAGTTTATATTGCAAATGATGAAGATTATGAAAACACTTATGATCCTCAAATGGGTGGATCACAAAATAATGATTACGGTCCCTTTGTAGCAAAATATCCTGGAGACTTAGGAAATAGTTTAAAAGTTTCTATGTGTGGTGCCGCTAAAGCAAATACCAACGCAGATGGAACACTTAATGCCAATACGGATGTTGCATTGTCTGGAACTTCCGCTTGGACATCATCGGGAGGAGCTCTCGCAGGATCATCATCAGAATATCTAACAGAATTAAGTGTTGGAGATGTTATTGTTCTTGGTGGATATTCATTGGTAATTCTTACAATTACTTCTGCCACCGCAGCTACCGCAGGAAGTTTATGGGGTTCAGATATAGGTAGTGGTATAGCAGCACGTAAAATGAGATCAGGATTTGCAGAACCAGTTTCTCACATGATTGGTACTGTATCGGTTACTGCTAATGGTTCTACTATAGCAGGAGTATCTACTCAATTTGATACTCAAATGACTGTTGGTGATATTATAAAAGTTACTGGAAACGGAGAAGAACGAAAAGTTACCGCTATAGCTAGTGCCACTTCAATGACTGTTCAAAATCCATTTGTAGTTACTGCAGCAACAAGTACTTTCTCACGGGAATGGGAATATGCCGGTTCATTTGATGATACTCCTACTACTACTGCACATGTAGCAAAAGCTATGGGAGCATATGATGAACTTCATATAGTAATAGAAGATGAAGATGGAGATATTTCTGGTGCGAATAATACTATAATGGAAACATATTCTGGTGTTTCAGTTGCATCTGGCTCTAAAACCGAAGACGGACAAAGTAATTATTATAAAGATAGAATTAATAGAGGATCATCGTATGTTCGTTGGATGGATCATGCGTCTGCAGGAGATGTAGATGCGGCTTATGGAACTACTGCATGGGGCGGACCTTCAACGGGAACGTTTAATGCAAAAGGTGCCATTGTTACAGCAAGTTTGACTGGAGGAAGTTCAGGATCCGCTTCAACTCCTGGAAATATTCAAACTGGAATGGATCAATTCAAAAATACAGAAGAAGTGGACGTAACACTTTTAATGACAGGTGATGCTACTGCAGCTACACAAATTTATGCTATTAATAATATTGCAGAATATCGTAAAGATTGTTTAGCATTTATTTCACCTTTACAATCTAATGTTGTTAATAATGCCGGTTCAGAACTTGAAGATGTAAGAGCCCATCGTGACTCAATGCCTAGTTCTTCTTATGCAGTTATGGATTCTGGATGGAAGTATATGTACGATAAGTACAATGATGTATATCGATACATTCCTTTGAATGGCGATATTGCTGGATGTTGTGCATTTACAGATCAGAACCGTGATCCATTTTGGTCTCCTGCTGGCGCAGTGAGAGGAAATATTCGAAATGCAATCAAACTTCCTTTTAATCCAAATAAAACACAAAGAGATGGACTTTATAAAAAGGGTATTAATCCTGTAGTGGGAATGCCGGGTCAGGGAATTATTCTTTTCGGAGATAAAACTCTATTAGCAAAACCAAGTGCATTTGATAGAATCAATGTACGAAGGTTGTTTATCCTTTTGGAAAAATCAATTGCTAATATGGCAAAATCTTTCTTGTTTGAATTCAATGATTCATTTACTCGTTCAAGATTTGTATCTACTGTAGAACCTTTCTTGAGAAATGTTCAAGGAAGACAAGGGATTCAAGATTTTGCTGTAGTTTGTGACGATAGTAATAATACAGCGGAAGTTGTTGATCGTAACGAATTCCGTGGAGACATATATGTGAAACCATCACGTTCAATTAACTTCATTCAACTTCAA